GTCAGGAATAAAATAAAAATGGGTAATAAACCCGTTATTGTTAAAAACAAAAAGGCCGCTGTTAAAGCGGCCCGTCGTGAGGTAGTGGACGATGGATTGGAGTCCAACGGTCACACCACTTACGATCACGAGGTGAAATTCGAGAACATCAAAGTCACCGCCAATATTGTCCGCGTTAAGGATGACGATCCCGACTCTGGAGTCGGGGTGGCCAAAGGCGCGATATTGGCGGGCGTCCCGATCACCGTGCCGAGCAATACCTCAGCAGCCACCATGCACGCTATGAAGAAGCGGTGCGATTTCAAGCCCACTCTCTCTCAGATGGACGCCTTCAAAATTGGGCATGAGCTTCTCATGTCTAAATTTGAGCCTCAGGAGGAGATCCGAGTAGACAGTGCTCTCATGCAAGAGTACTTTGAGAAGTGTGGTGGCGCGAAGGCAGAACGATTGCTAGCTGCTCTGGAAGCAGATACTTGGCACGCTGACATGGCAACCAAACACGTGTTCGCGAAGCAGGAGGTTCTCCTCAAGGCTCATCAGTCTCAGCCGCGCGTTGTATATCAAGGAACAGATATGTACAACGCTTTGACCGGCCCTGTTGTTATGGAGCTGAATAACAGGATGAAAAATATTTTTTCACGCTCTAATCCCCACAACACGGGCAATGTTGTGATTTATGCTTGTGGGGCAAGTGGGGAAGAGCTGGGAGATATCATGGAGGCGGCTGATGGTAGCCCTGTGGAGAGTGACATGAAGAACAATGACGGGAGTCAATCAGGTGAATTTCGCAAACCGGAGGCGATGTTCTACCTGAAACTTGGAGCACCCGTGTGGTTTGTGCGCGAATTCGCACGTACGACAAGTATCAGAGTCTGGACACGTTATGGCGTGGCAGCAACTATCGATGGTGAGCGTTGGTCGGGAGAGACTACGACCACCACCGGCAATTCGTACGTGAGTATGTGTCTTGTGCAGGCAGCTTTGCGAGCTGCCGACATTGAAAAGAGCACAAACATTCACGGCGGGGATGACTACCTTGGGTACATCGATGGTTCGACCGAGAAGTTTAAAGCCGCTATGGAGAACACCACTGCCGTCTCTGGAATGACGGCGGAAGTGGTGCCACAGCGCGGTCGTCACCATTCCACTTTCTATCGAAAGCGTTATGTTACAAGTACTATAGGAACGCGCCCCGTCCCACAATTTGGTCGTGTCTTGGCCAAAATTAACGTCCGTGCTAACAAAAATACGGCCGTTAATGACAGAGATTACATGGCAGGCAAGTATTTGTCTGCTGCGTATGAACATAGACACGTCCCGTTTATCAGCGATTTGCTAGTCACAACTGCGGACGACCTGTCCGAAAAACCCTACCTCGACCGTAAAGCCACGCGTCTTTACAACGTGGGTGGGGTGGACGACATCAAGGCTATTGTAGCTCGGGCTGCTACAATTCCTGCACCAGAGTTATCGGAATTCCTCAATGAGGTATATGGAATCGGACTTGACGACCTTGTTGAGTTGTATGGGCGTGTCGCCCAGTCTTGCTTGGACTACTGCGATGGGTGGACACGTTCAGATGGCAAGGGCGGGAAGAAAAATGTTCGAGGGAATTCGCGGTACAAGGCTCCTATGCTTTGTGGTGATACGGTAGAGGCTTTGATACGCCTTGATGTGTGATGAGTGGCGTATTGTCCACTGCTGACGGGTGATTAGCAAG